TCACTAAAAAACGCGCGCTTTAATTGCGAGTTTGGTGTATGATTATGAACAGATCTCGCAATCATTTTATATAACTTAAAATCCATGTATCTTTCTTCGCCATTTTTCTTATACATCACATTCTTTCCATTATCATCAGTGCACCAATCTAGCACAAGCTGTTCAAACCCGGTACGCGGGGCATCGTTCTCGTTCTCAAATACAAAATCGTATATGGAACATCCCAAACGACATAAATCAAAACTATAGTTTGGTTCTACAATTGGCCTTTTGTCGTTGTAGTATGGCGGAAAATTGTATTGTGTTGCAGCATCCCCTCGAAAATCAAAACTATCGCTACAGAACAACCTACCGCTAAATGTATAAATTGCGCGACCATAATCAATAATTTTGTAAATTCGCCCAAATGTGGGAATTTTATAGGTATTTCCGTCAAATTTGTAATAAATGTGTTTATGTGTCGTTTCTACAAACATAATGTTATTTGTATGTAAATCATTATGTGTTAAATAAAACGTTTTTTGGTAAATTAATAGTATCATTATAACCTGAAAAAGCGCGCTTCTCCATTCGTCTTCGGATAAATTGTTCATTATACTATCTAATGTTCCGGCGCACTTCTCCATACAAATCATATTCACAGGGAAATTGTATATAGTCGCTAATACCTCAGAGTTTTCAAAACTTTCGTTATCATCTTCATCATCAATTGATGTATAAACTGTTTCTTCGTCGTCGCTGCTTAATATTTCATCATCAAATTGTTCTCCGTCTGTAGTATAATTTAATGAAGAGCTATCATCGTTTTCTTCATTTAATTCTATACTTTTATTTGATGACTTCTCATATTCTAGTTCAAGTTCGGTGATGGCGCCGACGTCTCCACCTCCACAAAAATCATCACTTATATCTTTTATTTCACTAAGCGATGTAGAATTTTCACCGCTTTCTGAGCGATGTGATGATAGCGGGTTCTCCGCAGGTTCGGAGAAACAGGCGTCAATTTCGGCGACGGCGACGTCGGCGTCGGCGCCGAGAACTTCTATATCGGCGTCATCGAATTCGACATCTGTTCCTGAAATTAACAATCGCGTTTTGCAGTTGCGAGAATTATTGCAAAAAAATGGAGTTTCGTAGGGATTATTTACGGAAAATAGTTTATTCAAATTTTTGTGAAAAAAGTCCGAATCGTCCAAGTGCTCTAAATCATCTACGACATTTATATTGAATTCGCGCTGAATTCCCATAAAAGAGCCATAATAATCAACTCCGTGAAATACACCATGATTATGCAATAGAATACTTGTTAAAAATGTGAAAAATCCATCAATATAAGATGAATTATTCGTATCAAGCAATTTTGGCAAACACGTTTCTTCCGTAGAGTTTAATTGGGGCAAATTTCTTATACGTGGATCTTTTGTATTGTATTTACCCATCATATAGTGAATTGGATCGAGAACAGGCGAATATTTAATAAAAAACGGCGCTTGACTAGTATGTTCTTTGAAAAATGTATCATAAATTAGCCCATTTTCGCAAAATTCCTCACTTTTGCTAGATCGCTGCGAATAAACTATATCAACTATGTGATGTCTATGGTTAAATGAAATATTATTGTAGTTAGTTTCATTCAAATCAAAGAATGTTTTATAGATTGGAACATAGTTCTGCGGGTTTTCTATGCCGTGTTTCTCTAAATTTTCTAAAAAATTGCGATTTTTAGGCTTATAATAGAATAGATTAAACATATACTACCACGGCTAAATTATTATGGAGCGCCGCGCCGCGCCGCCGCATTTTATAAAATTTCGATAGTATAAAGTATAAGATGACACTTGAATTAAAAAAGTTTGACATGAAAAAGATTACATTCAAGCCAAATGAAAATAAAGGGCCCGTTATTGTCATGATTGGAAAACGTGATACTGGGAAATCGTTTTTAGTAAAAGATTTACTATATCATCATCGCGATGTACCTATAGGAACTGTTATATCCGGTACAGAAGCCGGAAACGGTTTTTATGCTTCTTTAGTGCCAAAATTATTCATTCATGAAGAATACAGTGCAGTTCTTATCGAAAATGTTTTGCGCCGTCAAAAAACAGTTCTCAAACAAATGAAACGTGAAATGGAAATGTATAAAAAATGCAGTATCGATCCGCGCACATTTGTCATATTAGATGATTGTCTCTTTGATAGCACATGGACACGCGACAAACTTATGAGATGCATGTTTCTCAATGGAAGGCATTGGAAGATTATGCTCATCATTACGATGCAGTACCCTTTGGGAATTCCGCCAAATTTGCGTACAAATATAGATTACGTATTTATACTCCGTGAAAATGCGATAAATAACCGTAAAAAAATATGGGATAATTACGCGTCCGTTTTTCCAACATTCGAGAGCTTTTGTGACGTAATGAACCAATGTACAAATAATTATGAGTGTCTAGTTGTAGATAATAACACGAAATCTAATGAGCTAACTGATCAAATATTCTGGTATAAGGCAAATGGTCACGAAGATTTCCGTTTAGGGTCAAAAGAGTTCTGGGAATTGTCGAAAAATTTGGCGGATAGTGATGACGAAGATACGAAATTTAATCCGCAAAAAGCTAAAAAAGGTCCGCCCCTTACCGTGAAAAAATTAAAGGTTGGATAAAATCGAAATTAATATAAAGAGGTGATGTAATATAGTATATTACACCACATGGAAGTAATTAAAGCGTTCAATAACAACAAGTTGCACACAAATATCGTGATTAATGGTACTCGTGAAGAACCATTATTTCGAGCAAGTGACATTGGTGAGGTTCTGGGGATGTCAAATATTAGAGCAACAATTATGAATTTTGATAATACTGAAAGACATGATGTAAATACTATTGACATCATCGGTAGAACTCAAAATACAACATTCCTTACAGAAAAGGGCCTTTATAAAATTCTATTTAAGTCTAGAAAACCAATTGCAGAACAATTCCAAAATTGGGTGTGTGAAGTTATTAAAGAGCTTAGATTGCAAGGAACATATACTATTCAAAAACAATTAGAAAAACAACAAGAAGAAATTAAACAAAAAGAGGAAGAAATGAAAAAACAGCAAGAAGAATTGAAGAAAAAAGAGGAGGAAATTAAAAAACTCCAAGAAACCAAGGGAAAATTACCTATGATCTATATTTACAATACAGATGTAACTCAAAAAAATTCACCACTAAAGATTGGTATGTCCAATTCAATCAATGAGCGCACAAAGCCATTTCGTCAAACACATCCCAATGGAAAAATCGTATTTAAACACGAAATACCAGGAGATAATGTGAATTTACAAACATTTGAAAAGTTTATTCATACAAAATTAAAGGATTTTCGTATTCAAGGAGAAGTATTTCGAATTGATCAAGAAGAAGCTATTATATCAATCATGACTGATGTTATGCTATACAATCTATATACCAATACAAATGACATTGAACGTCAACAAAAAATGCGCGAAATATATGAAAGTGTAAAAAGTATCATACATAAAATTCCAAAATCAACAAATGAAATAGCATGTCAAACAGAAGAGGCGGAATTGGAACAAATTACTATACAACCACAACCTAATGAAAATCCACAAATTGCAATGATTGAAAAGTTTATTCGAGAACATTGTATAGTTCGTAGTGACGTAGAAATATCTGGTCGTAAGATTTCAGGCCTATTTCGTGTTTTGAATAAAAATAAAAAGCGTGAAGTATCTGATGCTTTAAATAATTACCTTAAAACGCACTTCAAGTATGGAAAGCTTAAAATTCAAGATAAAAATCAATTAGTACTCGGTTACTCGGGTATTACAATAATAGAACCTGAATATAAAAAAGGCCTTATTACATGTGACGAAGAAACGTTTGTTTTTGAACAATGTATATTTACACCAGAGGGTACACTTTCATATAAAGAACTTCTAGAAGACTATATTTTTTGGAAAACTTCATTACAAAAAGAAATTACTGGAGAAGAGAACAAAACATTAAAAAAATATTTGGATGGATTGCCATATGTTATGTATGATACAGTAAACACTAGCGAACATGGTAGTTGTCAGGGATATTATGGTTTATCTAACAAAAAGCACATACGAACTGAAAGAAAAAATATATCCACCGCAAAAACAATTGAAAAACGCGATATTCATGGAAATGTTTTATGTGTATTTGAAAGTATTGCGAAAACGGCGGATAGTGAAAAAATGTGTACTGCAAAAATGAGCAGAAGTGTAAAAGATAGAAGAATATTCACAACGCTTTCAGGAGAACAATACTATTATGCGATAAAAGGAACTACGTGATGTATTTTATATAATTTTCAATAATTATATAAAACGACCATTTCGACGTTTCCGTCGCCGCGACCTTATTTAAACTTGATTACTATATCAACTACTTCTTTTTTTACGGTTTTACATGCAAACTCCGACAATTCTTCGCGCTTTTTTCGCGTTTTTGTATCACCGCCGCCATTTACACTCCCCGAGCGCTTCTTTTTCGAAGTCGTATTTCGTTCCATCATGTCCTTTTCAACGCTTGCATAATTTTCAATTAAATAGTCCAATACGCGGTTTGTAATAGCCCACTTAAAAAAGTTCAATTGACCAATTGTCGTTACGAATACGCCGCCGTTTTCGCCGCACGGAATAGAAATTCTTTCCCATCTCTGAAACATATCAAAGCATTTTTTCGAGTAAGCCTTTAATTTAAGTTTATAGTCGTTGTACACTTTAAAACGCTGTATATTATCATTTATATCATACACGACAAAATACTTTTTAGAATAATTCGTCACAAACCAGTCTATAATACGAAGAGAAATATTACTCTCTCCATTTACGATATCTAAAAGGCGCTGAATGTTCTCAGATTGGCTATAAAAATCCATTAAGTTTTTAAGTAATAATCCTGTTTGTGTTTGAGTATTTAAATTCATGGTTATGTTGGGTTATATTTTTATGTTTATACCTATTTTTCGGC